GCGGCCTTCGATCTTGAGGCTCCGTCAAAGCTCCTAACCCCTCGACCAACTCCTCTACGCAACAAACTTGCTCGTAAGAAGGGTGTCGGCACAAGCCACCGTATCAAGAGGATCACCGGTTACACCGGTACCGGAACCGGCGGTCAGGGTCAGGTTTGGCCGGGTATCACTGAAAACACAACAACCGCTTTCGGCTCGATCAACTTTGAGCGTGGTCCAAAGATCAGCTACACCGCTGACGATGTTGTGTTCCCTTACTTCTCATACTCACTAAGCGACGCGGTCAGCTTTGACGCTAACTTCTCAGGTATGGGTTATCAGGATCTCCGTCAGCTGAGCTCAACCTCAACTCTTTACGCGTCTATGCTTATGGAGGAGCGTATGCTTCTTATGAGCAGAGGAACCGCGTCAGGTTTGAGCGGAGCTCTTGCGGCCCCGACAGTGACTCTAGGTGCTCGCACTGCGGCCACCGGTGAAGTTGCGATGGCGGCCACAACCTACTATGTGTATGTAACTTCTGACGCAGGATCTTTCGGTGAATCAGTTTCATCGACAGTTCAGTCTCAAGCGATCACATCAGGTCAGGTCCTTACCGTAACAGTTAACAATGTCTCCGGATCTCTTGGATCAAAGGTTTATATTGGAACTACAACCGGTAACGCTAACGCGAAGTATCAGGGTCGTTTCACTTCTCTATCAGCAGTGATCAACGGAGCCGGCGGTCCGACCACAAACGATAACATCGTTTATTCGACCACCTCAACTGTTACCGCTCCGACAGCTGACACCTCAGCTTACGCAACCGGTTACGACGGAATTCTGCCTCAGATTTTCGCCGGAGGAACTGTAAATGAGATCAACTCTCAGTTCAGCACCTCGAATCCGGGAGCTGAGTTCCAATCAGTATTCGGCACTCTTTACGACAGCGTAAAAGCTGATCCTGACGAGATTTGGCTGAACGGATCTGACCGCAAGCAACTAAGCGACGCGATCAAGAACGGATCAACTGCTAACTACCGCCTCAACCTAACTCAAGACGATATGGGTAACTATGTCGGCGGAGCGGTGATCGGAGGTCTCCACAATGAGATCACAGGTAAGCTTGTAAACTTGAGCGTTCATCCTTGGCTACCGCAGGGTGTCGCTCCGGTCTTGTCTTACACACTACCTATCCCTGATACTGAGGTCTCTGATGTTTGGTCAGTAGTCAATGTTCAGGACTATATGGGTATTCAGTGGCCGGTCACTCAGTTCAACTACGAGTTCTCTACCTATTGGCGTGGTGGATTCGTTGGTTACGCTCCGGCTTGGAACGCAGTAGTAAGCGGTATCAAGTCCGCTTAGTCACTGACTCAGCTAAAGTGGAGGAGGGATCGCTTACAAAGGATCTCTCCTTCACTCTTTAGAAAGGCTAAAACAAAATGGCAAGACTGATGGGTCCGACCGGTCTCAAAGGGATCGATGTCTCAACTCCTCAAGGAACTAGAGCTTACTCAGCTGATCGCACCGGCTTTATCAACATCGAAAACTCAGCTGATCTCCGTCAAGCTAAAGCTGAGGGTTTAGTCGAGGCGGGACTTTTCTCCGGAGTAAATAACTCAAAGCGAAACTTATGCGTTGGCGAGGGTTGTATGTTCAATGCGGCCTTCCCGATCTTTACCTGCCCGAAGTGTGGAGTTGAAAATGACCTCAGTAGTTAGTCCGATTATTCGTCAAGTGAGCAGACCTTATCTGACTCTTGACGAATACAAGAACGCTCCGACCGCTCTTGACTATGGCAACCTTGTCCAAGGCGGATCTCAAGCTCAGCAAGACGCGGAGCTCACTAACGCGATCACTCGAGCCTCGTCTTATATCGATCAGTATTGTAATCAAGTCCTCGCGAGCACTCTTGATCTTGAGCAACAAAGAGTCCGTATGAGGACTGACGGCACGATCAGGATTCACCCGAAGTATTCTCCGATCGTCTCTCTCAACTCCCTCAGTATCGGATCTTATCCGGGTCAATCAACTACGATCACTGATCTTTCGTCAGCTTGGATCGAGGAGCAGTCGATCGTATTTCCGATCAGCTCCGGTCAGTTGAATTGGTCAAGTCAAGGTCCTCTAGGTTTAGGGTTTGCTCCCGGTCCTCGAGGCGAGGTTTATATCAACTACTCTTATGTAAATGGTTATCCGGTCTCAGTGATCAGCACCGCCTCCTCGATCGGAGCGACGAGCTTGATCCTCGACTCAGGTCTAGGGATCACCGCCGGTCAGACTCTCAAGATCTACGACGGAGCCTCAACTGAAAATGTTGTCGTAGCCTCAACTTATACTTACGGATCAGCGACAGTCCCTCTTGTCTCAGCGACGCTTTACGCTCACTCAACCGGAGTAGCGGTCAGCTCTCTACCGGCCGCGATCAAAGAGGCGTGTATTCTGATCACCTCCGCTTACCTCAAGATCAGAGGTGACGCGTCTCTGACTCTCGATGTGACGACTAGACCGGGACAACAGCTTCCCGGATCTCAACAGGTCGGTAATGATATCGCTCACGCTCAAGAGATCCTCAAGCCGTTTAGAAGGATCCGGTGAGTCGCTCAGAGGTCAGAGACGCTGTCGGAACTTGGATCGCCGGAGCGAACATACCGCACCTCAATCAGATCTTTACAAGCTTCCCTAAGAGGATCAACTTTCAAGCTAACTCAACCGCCGGAGAGATCACTCGCGGAGCCGGAGTTGTTTTTATCAGAGGCGAGACTGAGGATCGTATCGCGGTCGGAGGAGCTTACTCCGGTTGGAAGCGTATTACCTATGATGTTCAGTTTCAGATCTACACTCACTCAGTCGCTCAATACGCTCAAGACGCTATGACTGACTTTGACGCGATCATAGACGCGGTAAAAGACAGACTGAGGGCAGGAGGGCATAGACTAGGTAAGACTGATGGCGATGTTATTTGGCAAGCGGCCGAACCTAATATCTCCGTGATGTATGGAGAGCCAATGACTAATGACGGCGGAGCGACGGAGATTTGGGCCGCGATCGAGTTTGATGTTATCCAAATGAAGCAAAGTTAGTTAGGATCTATTTATGGCAAAATACAGATATGACGGCGAAGTAGAAGTGATCCTTCTCGGCGTGACTCTCAACTTCGGAGACGAGTTTGAGGGACCGGAGGGCTTGACTAACTACGGATTAGTTCCGATCACTGACTCAAAAACAAAGACCAAGATCAGCGACAAGAGCTCGACTGATCAAGAAACAACTGATCCGATCACTGACGGATCAGACAGCACCGAAACGCTAGGAGCCTAATCAAATGTCCGTTCAAAATAGCTCAAGATCCTATCTAGGTATTGCTAAAGAGGCGACTCGAGGAACAGCGGTCGCACCGACCGCGTTTATCCCGGTAGCCGTCAGCAAACTAAAGCCGGTTGATGTTATTGATCCGCTTTACGACGAAGGTCTCAGAGGATCCGTAGTCAAGCAATACGCTTATATTCCGGGTCGCACTCGCTCGACTTTTGAGTTCGGTGGTCCGGTTTTCGCTGACACGATCCCTTGGTCAATCGCCGGTATGCTCGGAACAGTGACCACGACCGGAGCCTCAGCTCCATATACACACTTGATCACTCTTGAGAACTCAGCTACGACTGCGGCCGAGACTCAGCCAACAGCTTTTACTTTGACTGACTTTTATGCGGCCGATGTAAGAGCTTACGCCGGATCAAATATCCACGACTTCACTCTCAACTTCTCAGCTGAGGGTTTGCTCGAGTATGACTCAAAGGCGACCGGTTGGTTGTCGTCGTCAGCTTCAACTCCTACTCCAAGCTTTACCACAGTAACCGCGACTCCGGTTTGGCAAGCGACAGTTACTATCGGAGGATCCTCAGTCTCTAACGCGGTTGATGGATCAATCCATATGAGTCGCCCGGTCACTCCGATTTATGGTCTCTCAAACACTCAGAACCCTTTTCAGATTTTCGTAGGATCTCTTGAGGTCAGCGGATCTCTAAAGTTTGTTATGGAAAACAACACTGAGCTAACCCGCTACTTGACTAACACTCAGCCGGCGATCACTATCACTTGGAACAATGGTGGAGCGGGAGCGGCCCTAACTGAGATCAAGGCGACAATAACTAAGGGAGCTTATCACTCTGCCGTTATTGATCGCTCAAAGGATTATGTGGAGGTAGCGGTTGATCTGACCGGTATCGCCAACTCTACTGACGCGGTCACCGCCGGTTTCTACTCACCTATCCAATGGTCAGTCAAGAACGGAATCGCCTCCGGAACTTATCAGTAGATCTAAATGTGGCGGATCTGATCAAAGTTTGTTAGCCTTATTTTGATCAGGTCCGTTACTTCAACGAAAGGCTAAAAATGGCAACAAAAACAATCAAGCTCCCTAGCGGAGCGACCGCCGTAATCAAAGATCCGAAAGAGCTCAAGCAGAAGGATCGCCGTCGAGTCTATGAGGCTATCGGTGACGGATCCGCGACTCTCGCCTCCGGAGCTAAACTCAATGACTCAGTTATCGCTGTGATCGTGGAGTCTTGGACTCTTGATCTGCTACCTCCGTCAGTCAAGATCGAATCGTTAGATGATCTTTCAATCGACGACTACGACGCTTTACAAGCTGAGGCTGAGGATATGATCCCTGTATTGTTCCCTCGCTTGACGAAGGATCTTGCCGGAGACTCTGACCCAAAAGTCCCTACCGGAGACTCCAACGGCTAAAATGGTTACTTGAGGGTAATGAGAGACACTCGGATCTCGATTATCCTGACGACGAGTGGCGTTACTTTATGCTAGCTGATCGCTTTGGTTGGACTCCGACTGAGGTAGATGATCAACCGGCTATTTTGCTTGATTGGCTGACGGCGATCGCCGGAGTAGTTGATGAAGTGAAAGCGAGCAAGCTGAGTGGCTGATTTCAAAGTGACTAACGCCTCCGGCGTGATCAGATCTCTTACTTTACAAGTTGATAAAGCTGAGCGAGCGGCCGTATTTGCGATCGCTCGAGTTGGCTACGAGGTTGAGCGTGAAGCTAAACTCAATGCTACGCAAGGCGGAACTCACCCGCGAGGAGCTAAGACCGGAGCTATTCCCGGATCCGGGCCGGCGAGAGTCACCGGAGCTTTACAGAGATCAATCCATACAGAGATCAGTCGTAACGGCTTTGGTAACTATGTAGCCTCAGTTGGACCCTCAATGATTTACGCTAGAGCGGTTGAGCTAGGTCACCCGAAGTGGAGTTCGGGTATAAACTATCCTTATCTAGTTCCGGCGGCCAACAAAGTTAGACCGAGAGCTCAAGAGATTTTTATACGAGAGTTCAAGAAGCGGATCGGAGTTTAAGTGGCGGACACTATCGAGTCCCTCAAGATCGCCATCGAGCTTGAGACCGCTCAGCTCAAAACTCAGCTCAATCAGGTCACTACTCAAGTCGAGAGTATGGGTAAAAATGTCGCCGGTCAATCGGGTAATGTCAAGAAACTTGGCGGAGCTTTTGAAGGTGTAGCCGGCTCGATCAAAAAACTTTTAGGTGCGGCCGCAGTGATCGCTTTCCTAAATGACTCAGCTAAAGCGGCCGTTGAGGATCAGCAAAGCCAAGCTCTTTTAGCTCGTCAAATGGAGGTTACGACCGGAGCCAACGCGAAACAGAAAGCGGCCGTTGAAGCTCAGATCGGAGCTCTCGAGGAAATGAGCGGTGTCGCTGACGATAAGATCCGCCCGAGTTTCGCGACCTTACTTAGAGCGACGCACGACTCAACTGAGGCTATGAAGCTTCAAAAGTTAGCTATGGATATAAGTGCCGGCACCGGTCGAGATCTCGAGTCCGTCAGCTTGGCCCTCGCCAAAGCTCAAGGCGGTAACACAATGGCTTTGAACAAAATGGTTCCCGGTCTCAAGAACTCTAAAGATCTGATGGGAGATCTCCAAAAGCAATTCAAGGGAGCGGCCAAGACGGCCGCTGACGCGAACCCTTACGCTCGTCTCGGAGTCGCTTTTGATCGACTCAAAGAGACTTTAGGTAAAGCTCTTTTACCGATCTTGACCTCGCTGACTAAGATCCTGCTACCGCTGATGCCGATCGTCAATATGCTCGCTAAAGTGATCAGTGTTCTTGTAAAAGCGATTATGCCGGTGGTCGTCGCGATCGTCAAAGCTCTTATGCCCGCGTTCAATGCGATCGTAAAAGTCGTTCTCGTCTTAGTCCAAGCGATCCTCCCGCCGTTGCTCAAGATCCTCAATAAAGTCTTGCTCCCGATTATCAAAATGCTCAGCGAGATCATTATCAAATACCTCGTTCCTTACTTTATGAAACTGATCGAAGTCTTGACTCCGCTTGTGAACTTGATCGGCGATTACATAGTCGGAGCTTTTCAAAACTTGATGAAGGTAGTCGGACCTATTTGGGAGAACCTCCTAAAGCCGATTATTGATAGCTTGATGGCTCTAATGGGGATCAAAGTTGAGCCTACGATCGCTCCTCAATATGACGACTCAGGTATGGGAGATTTCGCCGGTGTCGGAGCGATAGCTGATATCGGATCCGGTGAGTTTGATCTCGGAGCCGGTGACGGAGGCGGAGGCGGAGGCGGAGCTAAAGCTGAGACGACAGCTCAAAAGGTTCAAAAAATAATGAGGACCTATCGCCAAGGTGTCGTCAAAGAGACAAAAGAGCTCAACGATAACTTAGCTAAACTTCAAGCTGAGCATACCTCTAAGATCGCTGAGATCACTAAGAGCGGTCAAGAGAAACTTTCAGGGATCGTTCAAAGCTCAATGGATCTCCTCCGTAACGCGTTCGCTGATGTGACTAAGATCGACGCGGGCAATATGTTTATCAGTGCCGGAGCAAATGTCACCGCTTTTATCTCAATGCTAAGAGATAAGCTGACCGGAGCTAAGCGTCTCGCTCAAGACGCGGCCGCTCTCGCGGGAGCCGGTTACTCTCAAGAGTTCATCGACTCGATCGTCGCTCAAGGTCCGCTTATTGGGGATCAACTGACTCAACAACTTTTAGCGGCCGGTCCGGAGCAAGCTCAACTCGTTCAAGATCTTTTCGCTCAAGTCCAAACTGAGTCAGCTCACGGAGTCGATAGTCTCGCAAGAGAGATCTATAATAAGTCCGGTCTCGCGACTGAGCAACTCAAGAACGCTTATGTAACAGCTCAGAGCGAGCTTGTAACGGCTCTCAAAGACGAGAACGACGCGTATGCGACCTCAACCGCTCAGCTCCAAACTAAATACGAGGCCGCTATGGCAAAGCTCAAAACTACGAGAATGAACGCTCTGAAAGATCTCGGATTATCCGGAACCGGAGCTATCGTAACTCCGCCGGTGACTCCGACTCTGACTTCGACTCCGACTCCAACAGCCGTGACTGTGACTCCTACTACTGTGATCAACACTAATGTTGTCGCTCAGACTCACGCGACTCCGGAGCAGATCGCGACGGCGATCACGAACGGAATCAAGTTCGGCACCCCGATCAAGTCAGCTCCGCTCACTCCCGATCTGCTAAATAAATGGATTACTCAAACTCCGACTATACCGGCGAGCCCGACACACTAAGGATCAGAGATGGCTCTAACTAACTACTCCTTCGTTTTCGGATCCTTCACTTTCGGATCAGGAACGCCATACCCGGTCAATGAGATCGAGGGACTTGAGGGAGCTCCGGAGCTCAGAGTCCAAGACGACAATCGCGGATATAATGACGGAGCTTTCACCGGTCGAGACTTTTACAACGGCAGAACTATAACAATGATGCTGACGATCCTCGCCGGTAACGGACTTACAGCTCAAGCGAACTACGATCTACTTCAAGCCTCCCTTCAACCTCAACAGATCGGAACTCAAACTCTCCAATTTCTTTTAGCGAGCGGTGAGACTGAGAAACAGATCGGAGCTCGAGTCAGATTGCTCAGAGCCAAGATCGACCCGGAATATACTTTTGGTTACATAAAAGCTCAGGTCAGTTTCTTTTGCCCTGATCCTCGCTACTACGATAACGCGACTCAGACTCTCACTCTCTCAGCTCCGGGAACAGTCAGCGGTAGATCATATAACCGCACTTATGATTTGAGCTTTGGAGGAGGAACTCTCGCGAACTACGGAACGATCACCAACTCCGGTCGAGTTTATACGAGTCCTACGATCACAGTCTCCGGACCGCTGATCAACCCGCAAATTGGGATCCTGAACTCTGACGGATCAACCTCGACGCTAACAGTAAATACGACTTTAGTCACCGGAGATAAGCTCGTCTTTGATCTGAACTCAAAGCTCGTCACGCTCAACGGATCCTCGATCCGTAACCTCTTGACTACCGGATCAAGATGGTTCGTGATCCCCGCCGGATCCTCGACCTTATTTTTCACCGGAACCGGTGCGACCGCCGGAGTTACTTCTGCTATTGTTACTTATAGAAACGCCTACATCTAAGGATCTCTGATGGCTTTACGCACCCCTCCAAGTTGGCTCCAAAACGGATCTCACCCTGCGGAAAATGACCGCTTGACCGCTCAAGCGATCTACGCTACTACCGGCGTGATCGGAACAGCTTTAGGAACGATCCTTCAAGTGACCGCTCAGACTGTTCCTGACGCGACTGTCAAAGTCGCTCCCGGTTGGACCGCGATCGTAGGAACGACTCAAGCGAATATGGGAACATATGTCGCTTACAATGACGCTTCGACTAACTTGACGATTACCGCGAACAGCTCCGGTAACCCTCGTATCGATAGGATCGTCGCAACTGTCAATGACTCCTACTACTCCGGCGTGACTAACAATGTGACTTTTACTGTGGTCGCGGGAACTCCGGCGGTCTCTCCGACCGCTCCGGCGACTCCGGCTAACTCGATCTCTTTAGCTACGATCGCCGTCGCTAACGGCTTTACGACAATCGTCGCGGGTAACATTACTGATACTCGAGTCTTGACTACTAGCAACCTTCCTCTGCTTTCGATCGCCGGAGGAACGCTGACCGGATCTCTTACAGCTCCCGGCTTGACTTTGACCGGAGCTCTCACCGCCGGAACTAACACTAACGCTCCGCTCAAGTTTACAAGCGGAACTAACTTGACGACTGTCTCCGGTGGAGCGGTCGAGTATGACGGAACAGTCACTTACTCAACTCCTAAGAGCACCGCGACTAACACAACTAACGGCGGTCGAGCTTTACTTCCGGCGACTCACTTTTACAGCTCGATTGCTGATCTCAACTTGACTGCGGCCTCAACCGCAACTCAACCGGTTTTCAACTTGGCTACCGGTCTCGCGGTCTCAAGCTCAACTACTTACGAGCTTGATGTTCAGATCGTATATCAATACACAGTATCGTCAGGAACAGTCACCGCGACTTTACAAGCGGGAAGCTCAAGCGTCTCAGCGGGAACTCTGTTACAGATCGACTACACCTCAAATACGACCGGTCTGACAACCGGATCAGCGATCTCAACTATTCAAGGAACCGGTATCGCCGGATCAGCGGTAGTTTGTGCCGGAGGATCCGTCGCGACTTTCTACGGAGTAGCTCGTATCAAAGGTCTTTTACGAACAAACTCAGCCGGATCTTATATGCCGTATCTGACTTTCGGAGCGACTACTTTCTCAGCTCCGGTAGTCAAGGCAGGATCTTATATGAAACTGACTCCGATCGGAACGAGCACAGTTACCACAATCGGAGCGTTCGCCTAATGACTGACGAGATCAAGCCTCCGAGCAATCAAGCTTTACTCCTCAGAGTCGTCGAGGATATTGCTGAGATCAAAGCTCAGCTCAGAGTTGTCGCTGACCACGAGGAGCGGATCCGAGCTCTTGAGAAAGCTCGATATCAGTCTGCTTGGCTGATCTCAGTTCTGAGTGCGGGTTTAAGCTCCGGTCTCGTATTCTTGATCGTAAGGGCTTTAGGAGCGTAAAAGTGAAACGATTGCTGATCAGTTTAGCGATCGTATCTTGGCTCTCACTGATCACAGCGACACCCGCTTTATCTGAGACGAGATCCGGTCTCAATATTGAGGTTTATACTTTTGATCCGAACACGCTACCGGATCACGAACTCAATGAAAAGCTGATCCCTTGCGTCAGTGAGTCAGTCCCTACCTCAGTCTCAGAGATCAACTTTGATGTTGGCGGAGATATCGTCGCCGGTTGTCGAGGTGACTTTGTCGCGATTCATTACTCCGGCTATCTGACCTTTCAAGTTACCGGATCGATAACCCTTCAATCTTTCGCTGATGATGGCTTTTACTTGACGCTTGACGGCGAGCCGGTGATCGACGATTGGACTTTGAAAGGTTGCTCCGGATCCTCAGCTCAACGCGACTTTATCGCCGGAGTGTCTCAGCGGTTAGACGCTTGGTGGTATGAGTATGGCGGAGGAGCTTGTAATATTCTTTACGCGTATGGTGAAGGTTTCGGTGGCGTGATCGGATCTGACTCTTACTCAAGTGATCCTGTTGATCCGCCGATTGTTGATCCGGATCCGGTCGTTCCTGATCCGGAGCCTACGACTCCTCCTGTGATCGTTCCTCCTATTATTCCGGATCCTCCGGTGGTTGATCCTGATCCGGTTGATCCTGATCCGGTTGATCCTGATCCTGTGACTCCTCCGATCGTAGATCCGCCGGTCATACCTGATCCTCCGATAGATCCGCCGGTGATCACTCCGGTAGATCCTGATCCGGTTGATCCGCCGGTGATCATTCCGGTAGATCCCGATCCGCCGATCACTGTTCCGACTTCTGATCCGAAAGATCCGAAACCTCAAGAGGATCCGATAACCGCCGTAACCTCAGCTGATCCGGCGACTCTTGATCCGCAAAGCCTCACTGATCAAGAGCTCGTAGCTCTCTTTGAGATCGCAAATACGACTTTATTGACGGCGGATCCTGAGTCAGAGGAGTATCAAAATGCTCTCGAACAGTTGTTCGTTGTCGCTCAAGCTGACGATATGGAGGTCCCCGCTGAGATCGCCGGCGTTCCTCTGATCGGCAATGTGTCGGTAGCGGTGATTGGTGCTCTAAACTATTTAGGAAATGTCGGATCCGATATGTCACCTCAGACTCGAGCTAAAGCTAAGAAAGAGGTCATAGCGGCCGTCGTTGTAACTCAGATCGCGACCGGAGCGGCCGCATTAGCGACTCAAGCCTCAGTAGGCGGAGCCGGATCAGTCAGGAGAAAACTATGAACCTAGAGCTCAACCTGCCCTACGATGTCTTGATGGGATCAGTCGTAGGCGTGACTATTTTAGGTATCGTCTATCTGATCACTCGAGCAGTGATCAAAGTCAATGCTAATAAAGTTGAAAAGTCTGATTGTAAATGCGAGTGGTAAAATGAAACACTTTCTAAATGATCTGATCGCTCAGACTTGGACCCTCGTAGGTCTCTTTATCGCGTGGATCGTGCTTGAGGGATCAGCTAAAGTCATTGTCGGTTGGTGTATCATAGTCAGTATTATTATTTGGATCTTGAGCTATTGGATAAGGAAATCTGATCAGTGAGTAAATGTTTGAAATGCGAGACTGAGGATCAGATCGTTCATAGTGGAGTCGATGCTCTACTACTTGGGATCGACGGAGCCAAGACCGGTGAGATCTGTTATCCCTGTGCTAATGACGCTCGAGCTGAGAGTCTGCTGACGGAAGCTCCTCAAGAGGATCAGACAGAGCCTCAGAAGCTCACTGACGAGATCGAAAGACCGGAGGCGTAGATTATGACCGCCGTATATAAAGAGCCTTTCTCAGCCAAGCTACGAGGCGACGAGTTCGGTAACCTAGCTCCGTATCGCAACGGAAGGCCACATCGAGGTCAAGATTGGTCACCTAAAGAAAAGTCACCGATCCCCGCGATCACCGCCGGAACAGTGTTCGTAAATACTTGGACTGATGTCTTAGGTCATATCCTTATTCAGTCAGCGGGAGACGGCTACTTTGTGCTCTACGCTCACTTAGCAGAACAGTCACCGCTCAAGAAAGGTGACAAGATCAAACTTGGCGATGTGATCGGCAAAGTCGGAGGCGGTAAGAACACGCCTTCCGGATCAGCCTCGACCGGAGCTCACCTTCACTTGTCGATCGGTAAAGCTAATAAAGATTGGGGTAACCCGAATATTCACCTATCGGCTTATGATGATCTAGTTGATCCGTTGAAACATATCCTCGAGAACTCAGGTAAGTAATGAAAGAGATCCTTCGCGAGCTCCTCAGCGTCTTAGCTCACCTCGCGTGGCGAGGCTTCGGACTTTTCCTTTTCATCTTTGGAGGATCCGCCGGTGTCGGTGCGGCCCTTACCGGATCTTGGGCTACCGGAGTTGTGATCGCTTGGGGAACTTTGATGATCGGAGTTATCGGAGTCTTAGGTTACTCAATCGCTACGACCGGTCGAGCCTCTAAAGCTGATGTTGAAAAGGGGATCCGCGACGCTATTGAGAAGGCAAACGAACAGCAAAAGAAGTAGTCTGATCGTATGGCGACTTACCGATATCTTTTAGCTGATCTTTTATCTAATCAAGTCATAGCTGAGCTTGATCTGACCGGAGTCAGCTTTACTCAGCAACTCAACTCCGCCGGAACTCTCTCCGCAACTTTACTTTTATCCGGTCAAGACTCAGCTGAGAACGCGATGTCCGCGACGATACCCGGTCGAACAGCTTTGTATGTTGATCGAGACGGCGTAATCGTTTGGGGAGGGATCGTATGGCATAGAGACTACAACTCCTCAAGTCAGCATATCAACTTGACCGCTCGAGAGTTCGAGTCTTATTTTGAGCGTCGAAGGATCGTCTCAACCGCCGTCTATTTCAATACTGATCAGCTTGCGATCGCAAGAGGGTTGATCAACACCGCTCAATCAGCGACCAACGGAAATATCGGAGTTATTGTCGGATCCGAGACCTCCGGGATCAACGCTACGAGGATCTTTTACGGCTACGAACAAAAGACAGTGTGGGAGTCGATCCTTGATCTCGCTAATGCGGGAAACGGATCCGGCGGATCAGCGGGATTCGATGTCTCTATTGACTGTGCCTACGGCGACTCCAATAACATTACGAAAACTCTCAAGTTAGGTTATCCAAGATCCGGAAACATCTATTCAGCGAGCTCAACTACTACGCCGGTCTTTGAGTTCCCCGCCGGTAATGTGATCGAATACGAATATCCGGAGGATGCGTCTCTTGTCGCTAACACGATCTATGCGACCGGAGCCGGATCAAGTGACGCTAAGCTGATCTACTCAGCGACAGACTCGACTAAGATCTCTGCGGGTTGGCCGCTCCTCGAGGACTCAGTGAGCTACACGGACATTATTGACGGCTCGATCATACAAGGCTTAGCGGCCGGTCGAGTCTCAGCGGTCTCTTACCCTCCTACGACGCTCAAGCTGACGGCTAATCCTTCAACTGATCCGGTTTTCGGATCTTACAAAGTGGGTGACGACGCTCGTATCCGTATCTTTGATGATCGTTTTGTCAATGGTCTTGACGCGGTCTATCGTATTGTGGCTTTGACTTTGACTCCGGGAGAGACCGGTCCGGAAAGAGTCACGCTGACTTTGTCTCTGCCAACCTCAAGTTAGGATAGAGCTATGGGATATATCAACTTACCTCCGAGCCTTCAAGCTCTTTTTGCTGATATCAAGAGTCGTCTCCAAAAGCTCGAGAACTCAACTCGCTTTACTATGCCTACGACGGCTCCGGTTCCGACTCAACCTACTATTACCGGATCCGCGACCGGTGATCCGTCAAACTTGAGGGTTGGAGATATTTGGCTCAATACGACGAGCAATACGCCGAAGTATGTAAATGCCTCCGGAGCTGTGACGGCTTTCGGCGGAGGAGGAGGGAGCTCCGTCGTTGAAACTCCTCGAGTCAAGACCGGCTACTATTACTCTTATCTTGGAACTGATCAGAGCGGAACAACAAACGCGGCCCAAGTGGTAAATACTTTGACACTTCAACCTTTTTATCTTGGATCAAGTGCGACGGCGACTCGACTCGCAGTTAACATTACGACGGCTTTTGCCGGTGGCGTTGCTCGTCTCGGGATATACAATAACTCTGCTAATGAGGATTATCCCGGAACTTTATTATTAGACGCGGGAACGATATCGTTAGCCACGACCGGAGCGAAACAAATCACAATCAGTCAGTCTTTATCGCAAGGACTTTATTGGTTGGCGATCTTGCCAACGACCGGTCAGATCACGGCTCAAGCGATGTCGGAGATTTCAGGAACTATTTTGGCGGGCGGAGCAACAGCTAATACGACGATGATCCCGGCTTTTACGACCGCGAGCTTTCAAGGCTTGACGAACGGACTAGGTTGGAAACAAACAGGTCAGACCTCTTTCCCCGCGACTTTCACCGGCACGACTATTCAAACAACCTCGATTATTTCAATGTGGGTAGGTTTCTAATGGCTCTCAATATCACTTACGGAATAGGCGGATATGATCCGGATCAGCCGAACGACAATATTGTCGAGCAATACGAGGTCGCTGATCCTGAGACAACTGATCTCGATCAAGCTCGAGCCTCAGCCGTGACTAAGCTGAGGGATCTCGGACTGACTGACGCTGAGATCACTGCGATTACCGGCTACGCTTTATAGGCGACTCGCCGACAAACTTGATAAATCATAAATGATCTGACTAAGATCAGAGTCCGACAAGATCAGTGATCGTCGAAGTCAAAATCAAAAATGCCGACAGAGATCAGTGATCGTTGGACTGTCGTAAAGTCAAACCTGCTCACGCTTAGCAAGCGGAGATACCGGCGGTTAGAGCGTGGCGGGTTTGCTGATCCTGTGAGCTAGTCAGGATCAACAAGTTATTAGACATAAAAATCAGAGGATAACAAGCCTCGAGCTCACGCCGTAGATACGAACTGCCCTGCGGTCAAAGTCTCAACCCTGAGAGTGTGCTCGAGATATGACGCAGTTGAGATCTTTGTAGTGATGATCTCTCCAACCGAAAATCCGATCCTATACGACCGGCTTGAAGGGTTGGACCGATCAGGTCCTTCCCTTCCTTCCTCCCCTTCCGACCGGCTTAGATCCCTTACGGCTCAAGGGTTTCAGTCAAAGGTCACGAAAAGATCACGATTCAAAAAACTTGTTGAAAATGTATTGACTTTTAGCTCCGGCGTGAAATGATTGTTTCACGAGGTCAAAAGAGCCTCGACGAGAAAATAGGGAGGACTCAAAATGAGTCAAGTCAAATCAGGTCAGAGCCTAGATCAAAAGATCGAGTATCTGTTCAGCACCAAGTCAGTCACCTTCGTTACAAGTCACGCGATCAAGTTGCTAGACGACGAGATCGACGAGGTCAAGTCTTATATCAACCTCCGCGATCTGATCAGCTATGACGAGCTTGAAGGGCTCAGCGTCGATCTAATGATCAAAGCTGACGCTCGTAGAAAGCTTTGGCAGTTCGTCGCGTTAGTCGCCTCAAACAACGCTCAAGCTGATATCAGTTGGAGCGAGTTCCTAATCAATCTAAACAAGGCAGTCGATCAAAGAGTCCTAGAGATCGGACTCTCCGGAGCAACCGCTCTCGAGGGATCTCGCGGAGTCGGAGCTCGACTCCTCAAGTCATACCTCAAGGATTTCAGCGACGAGGTTATGGATCTGTTCTTTGACGAGCAGTTGGAGTCAAAGAAGGCGGAGCGTAACTAATGAGAACTCTTAGAGATATCTTGATCGTCGCTCTACTGATCTTGTCACCGGCTTTAGTTGGTCTCTTGATCGAGATCCTCAAGCTCGTTCCTTACCTTTACGAGTCAGTGATCGTTCTCTGTATCGCCGGCTTTGTTTGGTTTTTCAATCGCGTATTGAAGGAGGTCCTAAAGTGAGCTCTATCTTGATCGAGGGTCGCGAGTGGATCCCTCAAAGTGACGGCGGTATTTACTTTAGTAATCAAGTTTGGGTAGATGGTCAAGTCGTCTTTTCGACCGGACTCCAATACGGCTACGGATCTCAGTTTGAGTTCGACGCGATCAGTCAGCTTGTAGAGCGAGGTTATCTCCCGCCGGAGTCGAAAGGTCGATCCCTTTGGCTGATCCGTCAAGAGACCGGTATTGTTATCTACTCAGTCAAGTCCTCAGTAGGTAAAAGAGAAATGTTCAAAGATTGGGACCGCGAGCTCGAGGCTCAAGAGCAGGAGGCTAAGAGATGAAACAAGTCCTCACAACTCAAGTCGTCGTAACTAATAATCCAAGCTTGATCCCTGTTCTTGACGAGCGTCGCTTTATCCTCCGGTTCGGGACCGCGTCGCTCCCGATCTCTGACGGAGTCGGAGGTAACTCGATCAACTACTACGATGTGATCGCTAGCGGTCGCCTCGCTAAAAATGGTTACGAGTCAATCAAGAAGGGAGACCGGATCCTCTTGACCGGAGCTCTCACTCTGATACACGAAAACACGGCTGATGGTCGAGTCCTAATCGCCGTGATCAAAGCTCGAACTATGGGACACGATCTCACTTTCGGGACTAGCAACTTTACCCGCTACATATCAGCACCAACCCTCGACGGATCAGTCGAGGATCAAGATGAAATAGGAGGTCAGAAATGACTACGGCACTAATGGTTCAATCAGATCAGCAACAATGGGATCCGCTACAACTAGCGGCCCTCCGTCAGATCGGATTAGGCGACGCTCCTCCGGGAGATCTCGCTCTATTCCTTCACTACTCGCAGAGGACCGGACTTGATCCTTTCTCTCGCCAAATCTATATGATCGGCAGGTGGGACTCGAGATCCGGCGGGAACCGCTACACGATTCAAAGCTCAATCGACGGACTGAGGATCATAGCTCAGAGATCCGGAGAATACGCCGGTCAGACTGAACCTAAGTGGTGCGGTGACGACGGAGTATGGGTCGATGTTTGGTTGAGCTCAGCTCCTCCTCGAGCGGCCAAGATCGGAGTTTATCGCTCTAACTTCGCTGAGCCTCTTTACGCTGTCGCGACAATCAGCTCGTATATGCCAACTGATAAGAGCGGAGCTCCTACCGGACTGTGGCGTAAAATGCCGGATGTAATGTTAGCTAAAGTCGCTGAGGCTCTTGCCCTCCGTAAAGCTTTCCCTAATGATCTCTCAGGTATTTACACCTCAGAGGAAATGGATCAAGCTGACTCGAGGACTCTTGAGCCGGCGAAACCGGTCGTCAGATTAGCCTCTGAGCTTGTCGAAGGATCAGCTGAGGTAGTTGAGCCGGTGATCGAGTTTGACCGCTCCTCAGTCGTCTCAGCGATCGCTAACGCTAAATCTAAAGTTGAGCTCCGCGAGCTTTGGAAAGCTAACGCTAATCAACTTGACGAAAAGTTCGAGAACAGTCTCGGAGATCAGATCACTCTAAAAACTTTGATCGTAGCTCGTCAGCGAGAACTACCGGAGGTCGCCGGTGAATAACTTTAGACGGACTGATCCTGAGACTAGCCGAGAGGCCGCTTTATCTCTTGACGAGGCTAAAGTGACTAAGCTGATGAAAACTATCTACAACCTCCTCAGCGTCGAGGCTATGTATGATGAAAAACTGATCCGCGAGTATCTAATGCTCGCCGGAAAATACGGATGGGACCTCGCTAGTCCCTCCGGTATAAGAACTCGGAGATCTGACCTCGTAAAACTAGGTTGGGTAATCGACTCCGGAGACAGAGCTGTTCTGCCCTCCGGTCGCAAAAGTATCGTATGGAAGGCGGTAGAAAATGTCTGATTTCGACATAAATGAAGTGATCTCAACAACCTTTGGGACAATCAAGTTAGCTCAGAAACAAGCGTTCGAGGCGGGATATAAGATCGCGTTAGCTCGAGTCGCGACTGAGGTCTTAGAGCTCCTCAAGTCAGCTAAAGAGAAAGCTGAGGCGAACAAAGACTCAAAATACTACACTGACGAGGAGATGGATGTTCCCGGTCTAGTCGTCGCCGGTCAAGTGATCGGAAGGATCTCTGAGGAGGCAGTGCCGGACTATGTTGATCCGAGATATGTTCCTCAAGAGGAGACCGCCGGAGGTGATCCGGTTGAGCCGGATCTGACCTGTGAGATGTGCTCAGGATCCGGACTTGATGATTCAGCGACGCAACCTTGCTCAGAGTGTTCAGGATCCGGTCACCAATGAGATACGAGCTTTTCGCCGGTATCTTGATGATCGTAATGGGGATCTTAGGCGTAACCTACCTGATCCTTTACGCTCGAGCGACTCGACCTCAGAGGAAAACAAATACGATCGAGAACGCTCGTCAGCTGATCGCTAAAGTTGAGGAGTCTAAAAAGTGACCGCTGATCAGAGAGATCTTGATCGAGCTCTAACTAATCAGAGATATCGGATCGCGGAAAAGATCCAATACGAAGTCGATCAGCTCCCCGCGAGCTTATTCAGAGCAGGGTTGATCGAGGCTCGAGCTATTATCTTAGATGTCGGATCTGATCACACTAAGCCTCTGAGCGTATGTCGCTGTGATCGCTGTAAGGATCAGCGAGCAAAGATCATTACTGAGACTATTGAGCAAAGCGTCGAGCTGATCAACAAATGGGCTCGTCAGCTTGATCTCAAAGTCAGCGACATCGCTGAGCTCGTCGAAATGATCGAGGGTCAAAATGCCTAGACATAAAGCCGAGACTCACCGCCTCCCTTGGAGGATCAGAAAACATTGGATCTTGAACCGGTGGCACTATTTCATAAAGCCGGATCTCAAGCTGAAACTAAAGGAACTCAAATGCCGGATCAAACTCTAATCAAACAACTCAAAGTCATAAATAAAGATCTCAAGAAAAGAGTAAAAGCTCAGAGATCTCAGCAAAAGAACCTCGATAAACACTTTCGCAAGATCAACCGGAGCTTTGTGATCCTTCACCCGAATCAAGAGGTCCTAGACGCGATTACTTTACTTATTGATGAGGATCTTGTTTGGTCCGGTGACTTTGACGACTTGAGACACCCTATCGCTAACTTGATGATCAAAGCTGAGACGATGGGACTTTTCAAAGAGGATCTTGCGGTCTTGTCTAAAACTTTATTACTCAAGTGAGTTTGATTTCGTGATCAGCTCTGAGATAATAAAGATACGGACCGGCAAGTCCTCTGAGCGTTGTTTATTCCCTATTTCTCCGCTCAACCTTTCGCTAGACTTGCCGGTCCCTCTTTCGTCTTACAATAGTAGGAGGAAGGAGTCAGGTTGTTTCAATGCGTTCGGTGCGGTTACGCTGAGGATCTCGCGTTCCTTGAGCGTCGTAAAGAGCGTCGCCAAGAGATCCTTTGTCGATCTTGCCTCGCTCGACCGGTCAGAGAGATCAAGAGCAACTTTGGGATCTGCCGGCCACATCGCGGAGACTTTGACTACAACGACAATCCGCTCGACCGGTGGGGAAAACTCTTTAGACCGGGAGTTCGACTCTGCGGTAATCGAGATTGTATCGAGCCTACACATATCGTCAATGAACCGGATCTGAAAGGCTAACAATGGAACCGATCCCGCAAAATGTAATCACTGAGCTCCAAAGGATTCAAGCTGATCTCGAGAAAGCTCCGGAGGCTCTTTATCAAGCTGAGGTCAAACTCGCGGAGGCTGAGAACGCTTACGACACCGCTGAGGCTAAAGCTCTCCTCAACGCTGAGGCGGGAACAGTCACGGATCGGCAAGCGATCGCTAAGCTCGAGTCAGCTAAAGCGAAACTTGATCGAGATCTCGCTCGAGCTGAGGTCAATCGAGTCAAGACCAAGATCAGAACCCTCGAGTCAGCGAGTATGGCTACGGCTGTGATCGCTAAACAAGTCGAACTGATGTGGAAAGCGTCGTAATGGCAGTTTATTCGTATAAATGTTCGGATAAAGCTCACGCGGAGCCGATCACTTTTCAAGTCGAGCGAGCGATCCGAGATCAAGCTGAGACGACTCTTTGCCCTCAATGTGATCAACCGGCTCAACGGATCTTTACCGCTCCGGCGATCACTTTCAACGGATCCGGTTGGGGAAGGGACTAATGACTCCTAAACAATTCAAACTTTATTTAGATCGAGATCAGTCACGCTGTTATCACTGCGGGATCACCGGTGATCAGTTGATCCCTCAACATCGAGCCGGTCGCGGTATGGGAGGATCAAAGATCCGCAATCGGATCTCAAATATAATCGTATTCTGCTCTAACGCTAACGGAGCTCTCGAGTCAGATCCGGAGTTCGCTCAGCTCGGCAGAGAGTTAGGTTGGAAACTTTCAGCTTACGAGGATCCGACTACTACTCCGATCTTTGAGGCGTGGAGCGGATCTTGGTGGATCCTCAATGATGAAGGATCTCGACGCGAGGTAAAAAATGTGGCAGACTTAAGTCAATGGGCACAAATAGCAGAATAGAAGGGATCAAAATGGGACTACTAGATAATCTTGAGCCTCCTAAGAGGGAGAGCAAATGCTCGATCAGCAAGATCAAAGAAAACCTCAGTGACTCAGATCAGATCAAACTTGAGGAAATGATCGCTGATCTGAAATGGAGCGTCTCAGCTCTAACAAAGGCTTTGAACTCGAAGGGGATAGAGATCTCACGCTATCCGCTGATCAGTCACAGAAACGGATCCTGTTCGTGCTCGAGGATCTAACACCTCCGGAGGAGGAGCCGGCGGATGTAAAAGCTCTCAGATCAGCTTTACGACGGACTCAGTCTCAACTCCTCCTCGCAAAAGATCGCACTGAGCAACTCGTCGAGGTCACTCAACAGGCCGCCTTCGACGCTATGATCACTCTCGGACCGATCCCGCCGATCCCCGCTCCTAAAGCTGATCGCCGAAAAGGATCTGAGGTCGCTTTGTGGCACCTTACCGATTGGCAGGGAGCTAAACGGACAACCTCCTACAACTCTGAGGTTATGAGAGAGAGAGTCCTCCGTTTCACCGATAAAGCGATCTCGATCACTAATATCCATCGAGCCGATCACCCGGTAAAAGATTGCGTAGTCGCTTTCGGAGGCGATATGGTTGAGGGACTTTTCAACTTTCCCGGTCAAGCTTTCGAGATCGACGCTACGATCTTTGAACAGTTCGTCACAGTGAGCCGGTTGATCGTCGATGTGATCAGAGTGGCTCTAGCGAACTACGAGCAAGTTCAAGTCGTCGCTGAGTGGGGTAATCACGGAAGGATCGGATCAAAGAGAGACAATGTTCCGAGATCCGATAACTTTGATCGTATGTGCTACGAGTTTGCTCGTCAGCTCCTCGCCGGTGAAAAGAGACTCAAGTGGGAGGATTCGCCGGAAGATGTTCAACGGATCGAGATCGGAGCTTACCGAGCTCTCTTGATTCACGGAGACGAGGTTGGTCGCAACGGCTTTGCGTCTCCGGGAGCGATCGTTCAACATATGAACCGGTGGAGATCAGGATCTTACCCTTGGGAGTTCCGCGATGTTTATATCGGTCATTACCACACTCACGCTGAGTGGGCTATGGCAAATGGACTCGGATCCGTTTATCAGACCGGATCAACTGAGTCAGATAACCGCTACGCCGGCGTAATGTTGGCCGCCTCAGCTACGCCTAGTCAGCGACTACACTTTATCGATCCGGTAAAGGGCAGAGTCACGGCGGCCTATAAAGTTTGGCTTGACTCGTAGATCTGAGCTTATTTTCCGTGATCGAATCGTGATCAAAATACTTACAAAACTTTCGTAAAAATGTATTGACTTTATTCGGATCCGTGACAAACTTATTTCACGAGGTCAAGAGGACCTCCGGAAAATAGGGAGGAGTCAAGATGACTCAATTCAAAGAGGCGGTTCAGATCGCTAAAGACGGCGGATTCAAGGTTACTAATAAACATTGGAGGATCGCCGGATACAAGATCCTTCGCGGAGATAACGACAATACGATCAGGATCTTTTCTACTCCTGAGCTGATCGATATCGATCCGATCGCTGATCACTTTATCAACTTAGGTTGGACTGAGGTCACTGATCGTTTCAACTACACCCGCTCAAAAGGGATCGTAGTCCTCGAGCTCTTGGAGGTGAAGTAATGACTCCGAGAGAATACCGCGAGGCTGAATATACTAACTACCGCAATCGCTCTTTCTTGAGAGCTGAGAGACTCAAGTCTCAGATCAAAGTCAGTCAGTCACCGGAGGATCTCGCTTACCTCCGTCAAGATCTCAAGATCACTCGTCAAGAGATCCGTTATTGGAATAAAGCTCTCGAGCGTCTATCAAGCGGGGAGGCTTACTAATGACTCAGGTCAAGATCAGCTTACGCGTCGATAAAGCTTACACGGATCAACCTTACGCCTTTACGATCTTTATCCGATCTCAAGAGGCTCCGGTCTCCGAGTTCCTGAGACTGATTCCGAAAGGGATCTCCTCAAAGTTTAGAACTATGAGCGAGACCGCTTGGGCTCAGAGGATCAACCGCGATCCGATCGTTTTCTCAAAGTCGTATCGTCAGCTGATCTCAGCTTTCGAGTCTCGCGGTTACGAGATCAGTTGGGAGAGCTCTGAGGGATCTCAATACGCTTACTCAAGTCGATCAGAGTTCGAGTCTCAGCTCGAAAGTCTGATTTCGTGATCGAATCGTGATCCAAACGCCGAAAAGATTATTTACGAACTCGCTTGACTTTGATAAAATTGTGAGGTGAGGTCAAAAGACCTCTTAGAGAAAAAGGGAAAGGACTCAAAGTGAGTCAATCAAGATCATCAAGATCAGTTAGTAAAAGATCAGTAATCCGTAAGCTCACCGCTCAGGGAGCGAGCTACTCGGAGTCATACACCTCAAGCGGAGTTTATCTGTTCGAGGCGTGGCTACCGAACGAGCTGATCTGGGACACCGGTTACGGCTATGGGATCGTCACTCAGGAAAAGGATCCGGAGGAGTCGATGTCGGACTTTTGGCAAGGGATCCTTGCCGTGATCGACGGACCTGTAATCCCGAAGGATCAGCAGTGATCCGTCAGTCAGTCAGATCCGCTGTCGAGCTCTTGAGCAACCCTCAAGAGCTCGGCAACGAGTCTCAAGAGACTTTAGAGTTCCTCGCTGATCTGTTCTGTCGCGACTGTGACCGCTCAACCGGTTACGACTGTGACGCTCACGCTGACGAGGATCAAATGTCAGAGGTCCAAACTAAAGTGATCACTGACTCAAAAGAAAATGGAGAAAACTAATGGCAGAGAAAACTACTGATCAAGTCGGAGAGCTCTACGCGTATCAAGCTGAGCAACGGCGAGCTTGGATAGCGGAAGGGATCAAGCAAGAGCGGGAGCGGATCCTCAACCGCTTACAGAGCTACTTTGATCTCACTCAAGAGGAGACTGAGGGACCGGAGGGAGCGACTCCAAACGAGGAGTGGGATCACGGATTTCAGGCCGCCATCGCGATCGCTAAGGGTTACGACTCAACGGATCACACTTGCCTAATGAAAACTCAAGCTGACGGAAAGATCCGTTGTCACTGCGGGCAAGGTATCAGCGTCTCACTGATCTCAATAAAAGAGTTTATCGAAGGAGAAAACTAATGGATAAAGAAACTCTGATCAACGCTCTAAAGCAAGCTGACGAGGCTCGACCTCGATCTCGTCAGATCGCCGTAGGAGTCTCAGCTCTAGGCGGTTGCCGTCGAAAAGTTTGGCACCAACTCAACGGAGACACCGGCACCAATCCAACCCTCAACCTCCCCGCGATAATGGGAACCGCGATTCACGCCTCAATCGAGTCAGCGATCCTCAATCAGTATCAAGATCGACCTGAGATAGATCGACCAATGATCGAGCACAGAGTCGAGATCGAGGGACTCCCGCCGGCTACGATCGACTTTTACGATCCGGTTGAGGCTGAGGTCGTCGATTGGAAAACAATCACGCTCAAGAACATCGACTACTTCGTCTCTCAGCAAAAGAGATGGCAGGTCCAAACCTACGGCTATCTACTTGAGCAAGCCGGCTTTCCGGTCCGAACAGTGACGCTAGTCGGAATACCTCGCGACGGAACAGAGAACGACATCATAACTCACTCTGAGCCGTATGACGCGGAGATCGCTCGTAAAGCTATCGCGTGGCTCGAGGAGGTCAGTCAGCTCAAAGAGGCTCCGGCTCCGGAGCGTGAGCCGGTCTCCTTCTGCTCGAAGTATTGCTCATACTACGGATCACTTTGCTCAGGGATCCCGAAGGATCTTGCGGGAGCTCCTATCGTCGATGAAAACGCGACTAACGGAGCTAAACGCTACCTTGAGATAAATCAAGCGATCAAAGAGCTCGAGGCTGAGCAAGCGAACATAAAAGCGACTCTTGAGGGTTACGCCGGTGTGACTATTGACGGAATCAAAGTCAGTTGGTCAGAGATCGCCGGTCGTAAGACTCCGGATCTTGAGGCGATCCAAAAGATCTTAGGAGACACTCCGCTACCTCAGAAAGTCGGATCTCCGTCGATCCGGTTGAGCGTAAAGTAATGATCAGAGTCACCGCCTCCGATTACGCGACCGCCTCAGCTGAGACGAAAGACGCGATTATAGAGGCAGTATTCCTTGATTGGCGAGCTCGAGGTTTCCCGCATTACGACCTCAGTCAAGCTCAGCGACAAAAAGAGTTCAATCAGATCCTCAACTACGACACCGGATCTCTGATCAGTGACGGCAAGATCAAACAGACTCTACAAGCTATGGGACTTTGTTGGCATTACTTTCCTCACCATTGGCAGATCCGGACCGGTCGTATGCTGACTCCGGTTGATGTTTGGAACGATGATCAGTTATTACGCAAAGCGGTCGCAAGCCGGCTCAAATGGGGAGGCTACAACATTATCGGGGATCAGATAACAATCACTCCTGCGTCAATGCGAAAGGCTATTCGGACCTACTCCGGAGTTCAGCGGGTCAGTAACTTTAGACCTACGGCCGCTAAAGCGATCTACAACTACTTTGACGAGGTCAAAGATGTATGGGATATGAGCTCCGGCTTTGGCGGTCGCCTCTTTGGTTACTTGACTAGCGACGCTCGATCTTACATAGGGACTGATCCCTCGACTGAGACCTTCAACGGACTTGAGCGGATCCGTGACGAGTGGAGGATCAAAGGTAAAGCGGTTGAGCTGATCAAGAGCGGATCTGAGGACTTTGAGCCGGATCCGAACTCACTTGATCTTTGTTTCACCTCGCCACCTTATTTCAGTCGCGAGAAATACAGCTCTGACTCAGCTCAAAGTTATCTCCGCTACGACTCTGTGATCTCTTGGAACGATAACTTTCTCCGTAAAACTCTGATCAACTGCCGAACCGGTCTCAGATCTCGCGGGATCCTCGCTCTCAATGTCGCTAATGTCAAAGAGCACCCTAATCTTGTTGCTGATACTCAGAGGATCGCTCTTGAGCTTGGCTTCGAGGAGCTACCAACACTTCAATACGGACTTAGCTCGATCCGTAACGGAGGTCTCAAATACGAGCCGATACTCACTTTTAGGAAAGGTAACTAATGGGTAAAAGAAACAATAATCAAGCTCCGGTCAAGAAAAGCTCCGGAGCTGATCGACCAAACGGAAAAGCGTTCAAGAAACGCCCGCTCAAGTGGGATCCGGTCAAGCGTAAGCTGATCCTCGACTCTGAGAAAGCCGGTCGCTAATGAGCGAGACTCAGATCAGTTGCGGTTGCCGATCCTGTGAGATCTTTGACGAGGCTTGCTCAAGTTGCCTCGAGGCGTGTCTCAACTGTCAAGATTGCGATCAGTGTCAAGGATCCGGCGAGACTGACGGAGGATCTGATCCTTGCGGTAAATGTAAAGGATCCGGTCACAAATGAACCTCGACACTCTATCTTTCGTCAGTCTCTCAGCGATCCTCTTGATCTTTATACTCTTAGAGATCATAAATAAATGATTACTCAAAGACGAGGAGACTTATGAAAGCCGTCAAGATCTCAGCTGTCGCCGTGATCCTCAGTATCGCTTTAGGATCAGCTCCGGTCAATCAACCGGATCAAGCTCAAGCTCAAGAAACTCAAACTCAGGTAACGGATCCTTTCCTGAGACTGATCGAGCAAAACAAGATGAAAGCCGTCATACATAAGCTCAGATCTTATATCGGTAAAACCTCTTATGTTCCCTCCGGAGACTCACCTCGAGGTTGGGATTGCTCAGGTCTCGTCACTTGGGCTTACGAGCAACTAGGGATCGCTTTACCTCACTCAGCGAACGAGCAAGGTCATATCGGGAAAAGGATCAGTAAGCCGAAACTTGGCGACATCGTCGTATTCGCTTATCAAGGTCGCTCAGACTTTTATCACTCAGCTCTTTACATAGGTAACGGCAAAGTGATCAACGCTAACCGCTATTACGGAACTACTCTTATTGAGCCGTTATCAAACTACAAAAGAGCTCAGATCCGTTATGTAAGACCAAGCTTGAACTGTTGGGACAACTTTAGGACTGAGGCTCAAGCGATATGGAACTGCGAGGGGAAACAATGATCCTCGAAGTGATCGTGCCCGGAGCTCCGAGACCTCAAGGATCAAAGAACGCTTATCGTCGAGGATCAAAGATCGTATTAGTCGAGTCAGCTAAAGGTCTAAAAGAGTGGAGATCTCAAGTCTCTCTACACGCTCAGATCGAGGCTAAAAGATCCGGTTGGGATCTCGCGGGTAAGGATCAACCGGTCAGAGTCGAGATCCTCTTTCTGATCAGCAAACCTAAATCAGCTCGACGAGCGGATCCGGTCACGAAACCCGACTTGGATAAGCTGATCCGGGCCGCACTCGACGGAGTCACTCAGTCAAAATCAGTTTGGATCGACGACAGTCAAGTTGTCGAGATCAACGCAGAGAAAAGATACGCACCGGGAGAGCCGGGAACAATAATAAGGATAATAAAATGGGACAAAACGAACACAGTCAATCCTTCACGCTCCTAGAGACAAGAGACGCTGAGGGAAATGAGCTCGCCAAATGTACTGACGAGTGGGTAGATCCGGAGTGGTGGTGGGATCCGCGAACAGTTGATCTCGCAAAAGATATTTGCGACTCCTGCCCGATCAGACTCAAGTGCCTCGCGTTTGCGATCAAAGAGAATCAGATCGACGGAGTTTGGGGAGGACTCTCTGATCTTGAAAGACGAAATCTCCTCAAGAAAACTGCTACAATAAAAGAAGGAAAGGCTAACAAATGAGCAATCAAATCACAGTAACCGGCTATCTAGGTCGCCCGGCAGAAACAAGGATCACCAAGACCGGTCGCCCGGTCACCACGCTAACCCTCGCTGAGACTCCTCGCGAAAAGAAAGACGGCGATTGGGTTGATGGTCAAACTATTTGGTTCAAAGTGACTCTTTGGGACTCACTCCCGGAGGTCGTCTATGACAAAGGAGCTAAGGTCATTGTCACCGGATCCCTTCGTAAAGAGGTCTATGAGGTTGATGGCGTGACGAAAGAGTCTCTCGTAATCCTCGCTGACTCAGTCGGTATCTGCCACAGGATCACTGAAAGACCGGTCCCTCAAGCTACTTTAGCTAATGAGAGTCCGACCGCTTGGGGAAATACCTCAATGACTCAGATTACAGATTCGACTCCGTTCTAATGACTAAAGTTTTCGTCACGGATCAAGAGGCGGTCCAAGCGGTAGAGATCGCTTACACCGAGTATATGAACACGCTCTACGAGTCGGTAGATGATGAAACTATCGAGCCGGAGCCGATCACTGAGGAGCCATTCTGCGGATGCGACACCTGCGACCGCCGAGAGACTTTTGCCTTTATGTTCAGAGCTGTCGCTGATCTCCTCAAGATCAACGCGATAGAGATCGAATACGAGGAGGAGTAATGTCGCTCAAAGTCGAGTCCGTCAAGCTTGATCAGCTGAAACAGTTTCCCGGAAATCCGAGAAAAGGTAATGTCGATCTGATCGCTGAATCACTTGAGCTTTATGGTCAATACAAGCCGATCACAGTCAAGCTTGATGGTCAGATCCTCGCGGGTAATCACACTTATTTAGCGGCCAAAAGTCTTGGTTGGACTGAGATCGATGTCGTCTATGTTGATGTTGATGATGAAACCGCCGTCAAGATCGTAGCTATGGATAACCGGTCTCAAGAGCTCGGAGACTTTGATAATACAGCTTTATTGAGGTTATTGACTGAGCTCCCTGATCTTGAGGGAACCGGTTACGACTCCTCTGATCTTGATGATCTCTCAGCTTTGCTCCAAGAGGCTCAAACTCCTAAGATCTCCGGCAATATCTCAGTCGTAGAGGTCGGAGAGACCGGTCAAAACGGCACCTATCAGCAACCTACCCTCAAGGATTACGCTGAGCGTTACAATCAGAAGGCAACGCGTATGCTGATCGCTGATTATCCTAACAATGTGTATATTTGGCTTATGGAAAAGATGATCGCTTACAGGGAGAAACACTCGATCGCGTCTAACGCTGACGCGGTGATCCACTTGATCGAGCAAGCCTCCGGAGAGAAGGCTCCAAATGAAACTATCTGATCTACCGATCTACCGGATCAAAAGAGTTATGACGGCTGACGAGGCAACTGAGCTCGTAGGAACGATCGTGCCGGAGGTTGAGCCTACCGAACACGCTGAGGGACTTTGGATCGACGACGAAACTGAGGAACCGATCTTTGCTTGCTTCCCTATGACTGAGGAGGTCGATAAGCTCAGAGCCTCGATCCTCAATATCAGATATCAAGTCGGAACAACTCGTCAAGCGACCGGTAACCGCAATATCTCTCGGACCTTCGGTATGGCTCCTCGAAAGATCACTCAGAGACGAGAGTCTTGCCGACCAACTATGCTCGCGGTCGAGCAACCTGACGAACACGCCGTTCTGATCGCCTTCGCTGAAAAGTTCGCGAAAATGTTCAAAGACTTTGCTCCGGATCTTTACGAACAGGATCAAGCGACAATGGACAACTCAGGGATCTCGAACGAGTGGAAAATGACTGACGACGCTCTTTGGACCTCCGGAGTAGTCAATAAAAGCTCAACCCTCCCTTACCACAGAGACGGCTTCAACTTTCAAACTTGGTCAGCTATGCCGGTGATCCGTCGCTCAATGGCGGGAGGATATCTACACTTCCCCGAATATGACTTTACTTTCTCAGCTCGAGATGGTTGGGTAAGTTTCTTTCCCGGCTACAAGTATGTTCACGGAGTTACACCAATGAGCCCTAAGACCGCTGACGCTTACCGCTACACAGTCGTCTATTACGCTCTACGAGGTATGAAAGACTGCTTTACCTACGCCGTTGAGACCGCTAAAGCTAAAGAGTCACGGACCTCAAGAGAGATCGGTATCGCTGACGATCTGAAAACCGGCACCTCAAAGATCAGCAAATAACAGGAGTCACTGATCTATCCAATGATCAGCGAATCTTGCTCTTGCGGATCCTCTTTTCAAGCTGAGCGGAAAGACGAGCTGAGACTTTTACGAGAGTGGCGGAAAGATCACAAATGCCAACCGCGACCGGACTTTATCGCCTCAGTCAGCGGAACCTCAGAGATCGCCTCAACTGATCCCTTACCCGAAAGATCCTTCGGATTTCAACCTGACGAAAGACACAAATGACAAAAACACTGATCCTAATAGGTGAGCCGGGTGCCGGCAAAACAACTCTGATCAAAGAGCTCACGGACTCTTGGACTGAGCTGACGCGAGAGATCAACCCGATCAAACATATAACCTACAAAACTCCCTACGGACCCGCTATCCAACTAGGTTGGACTCGAGCACCTTTCGGCGGAACAGACTCACTCCCTCAAGCCGTCATAACTCAAGTCGCTCAATGGTATCAAGAAGGGATCGAAGGACTCGTAATCGCTGAGGGAGATCGCCTCGCCAATGATCGCTTTATCAAGATCGCTCAAGATCACGGAGAAACACTGATCTTTCACCTCAACACAGATCCGGTCGAAGCTCAAACAAGACGGATCCTCAGATCTCGAGCTCACAACCTCCCCGCTCAAAACCTATCTTGGCTCAAAGGTCGCCAAACTAAACACCTCAACCTCGCGGAGCGACACGGAGCGATCAAACTTGACGGATCCTTATCCCCTCAAACCCTCGCCGATCAAATACGATACTATTTATCCTAGAAAGTAGGATAACCATATGGCGACAAAGAGATCAAAGTCAGTCCCGCCGGATCAGTTCGATAAAGAGAACAAAGTCCTCGAGCTGAGGAGATCCGGAGAAACTTGGGAGCGGATCGCTCAAGTGGTCGGCTACGCTAACGCCTCCGGAGCTCAGAAAGCCTATATGAGAGTGGTCAAGAGGGTTCAGCGTGACTCAGTTGATCAGATCCGAGATCTTGAGCTTGATCGACTTGATCGGATTCAAAGAGCTTATTGGAAACCCGCGATTGTTGATCTTGATAAGAGATCAGCTGAGGTAGTTCTAAAGGTTATGGATAGGAGAGCTAAGTTACTCGGACTTGAGGCTCCTCAGAAAGTTCAAGCGGAGGTAATGACTTATGACGGCAATTTCGACTACAACAACGACATCGAGCGGATCATTAGACTCCTCGACGAAGTGGATCAGAGCAAGCCGTTATCGTTGGAGAGTGGAGCAAGCGAGACCGGAGCAACTACCTCCGGACTCTGATTGGTCAGTTTGGCTTTACCTCGCCGGTCGAGGAGCGGGTAAGACGAGGACTGCGGCCGAGTGGCTTGCCGATCAAGCGATCTCTCAACCTAATACGCGTTGGGCGATCGTAGCTCCAACTTACGCTGACGCTCGAGATACCTGTGCCGAAGGTGAGAGCGGGATCCTCAATGTTCTCCGCCGGTATAAAGCTCTCAAAGATTACAACCGGTCGATTGGTGAGATCCTTCTGATCAACGGATCAAGGATCAAGCTTTTCTCAGCTGATAAACCTGACCGCTTTAGAGGTCCTCAACATCACGGAGCTTGGTGCGACGAGTTAGCGGCCTATCGCTACACTGACGCTTGGGATCAGTTACAGTTCGGACTCCGTCTCGGAGATCACCCGCGAGTAATCGTCACTACCACGCCTCGACCTACCTCACTGATCAGATCTCTTGCGACTCGAGCTGACGGATCCGTAGCCGTGACTCGAGGATCAACCTTCGATAACGCTCAGAACCTCGCTCAGACCGCTCTAGCAGATCTCAAACTCAGATACGAGGGAACGCGTCTAGGTCGTCAAGAGCTTTACGGAGAGATCATAGACGAGGTCGATGGAGCTCTTTGGACTCTCGCTCAACTTGACGAGACTCGAGTCACTGATCACCCGCCACTCGTCAGAGTCGTAGTAGCTATCGATCCGGCGACGACCTCCGGAGAGAAAAGCGACGAGACCGGTATCGTAGTCGCCGGTATGACCGCTGACGGACATTACTACATACTCGAGGATCTGACTCGGAGATCCTCACCGGACTCTTGGGCTCGCGTCGCGGTTGAGGCTTATCACCGCCACCAAGCCGATCGGATCATTGGTGAGACGAATAACGGCGGAGATATGATCGAGGCTTTACTCCGTCAAGTTGATCCGACAATCAGCTATAAGAAAGTGACCGCCACTCGCGGAAAGATCTTGAGAGCTGAGCCGATCGCGTCGATCTACGAGCAAGGTCGAGCTCACCACTTAGGATCGTTCCCCGCTCTTGAGGATCAAATGTGTAACTATACTCCGGACTCAGACTTTTCACCGGATCGACTTGACGCTCTCGTATGGGCTATGACTGATCTGATGGAGGGAGGATCCTCTATGCTAGGTATAGCGGCCCTCGCTCAGTTCTGTCCGTCGTGTCGTATGCCGGCTCCTAAGACCGCTAAACTTTGCCCTACTTGCCATACGCCGTTAGGATAGACTCAATGGGATTACTAGATAACTTCGCTAAGCGTGTAGCAGATCAGATCAGCAAGAACGCTCCGATCGCAACGCCGATCAACCCTTCTCAGATCACTCAACAGACCTCCGGTTACGGATCCTCCGTCGCTCTTGACCGCGATCCTAATCTCGCCTCAGTTCCTTTTGCTCCCGGCAGACCGATCATACCCGGAGCGATCAACCCTGTAAGATCTGACGGCAGACCGGATCCTCGACGCTACGAGTATCAAGTCGCTCAAAACATAAACATAACTGAGACTCGTCTAGTCCCTTTCAAAACTCTCAGAGCGGCCGCTGAACAGATCGACATTATCCGTCGCTGTATTGAGGTCCTCAAGTCAAAGATGATCGGACTCGAGTGGGATATCGTGCTCACTGACGACACCGCCGAATCAGTCGCCTCAGATCAGGGAGTCTCAGCTTTACGAGCTCAACAGATCGCTAAGGATCAGTTCGGTCCGGAGATCTCTCGTCTCCGTCACTTTTGGCGAGTCCCGGATCAGAGTAACGGACTGATCTTTGCTGATTGGTTGAATATGGCTCTTGAGGAGATCTTAGTCCTCGACGCTTTCGCGGTGTGGCCTCAAAAGACAGTGGGTAAGGATCTACACGGATTACAGATCCTCGACGGATCAACAATAAAGCCGTTGATCGACGATAGAGGTATGAGACCTCAACCTCCGTTTGCGGCCTACCAACAGATCCTTTTCGGCTTCCCGAGATCAGAGTTCTCAGCTCCTAACGAAACTGTGGAGGCTGACGGAGAGTTCTCAGCTGACGAGCTGAGCTATATGATCCGTAACCGCCGGTCAATGAGCGTCTATGGGTTCTCTCCGGTTGAGAGATCTCTCCCTCTAGCTGATCTTTATTTACGCCGTCAGCAGTGGCTAAGAGCCGAATACACTGACGGAGTTTTACCCGCTCTAATGTTCAAGAGCGACTCAAACTTCGGTAATAATCCGGATCTCCTCAGAGCCTACGAAAATGTATTCAATGATGATCTGAGCGGTCAGACTGAACAGCGTAAGAAAGCTCGACTACTCCCCGCCGGTCTCGATCCGATTCAGTTCGACGGCTACGCGGAAAAGTTTAGCTCCGTGTTTGACGAGTATCTGATCAACTCGATCTGCGGTCACTTTGGAGTTCTACCTACTGAGATCGGCTTCGCTCCAAAAGGCGGACTTGGCGGATCCGGTATTCAGAACGGCGAAGCTGACTCAAGCGAGGTAATCGGACTGATCCCTCTACAACGATGGCTTGGTCGTATGCTCTCTCACTTGAGCTATGTCTATCTCGGTATGCCTCGCGAACTTGAGTTCCGCTTTATGCCTAGCGGTCGCCACGATGATCTTTCCGGAGCTCAAGCTGACGATATCCGCCTCAAGAACGGAACGCTCGCGATCAACGAAGCTCGAGCTAAAGCCGGTCTCCCTCTACTTGACGCTGAGGAAGCTGACTCTCCGATCTTTGCCTCAAGCACCGGATCTTACTTCGTCACTGAGAACGGTATGATGGATCTCTCGACCGGTGGATTAGTTGATGCGACTGATCAGCAAGATCAGCCACAGGATCAGATCACAGATCAGGATCCGACTCAAGATCCGACTGCGGATCCGAAAGATCAAGCTGATCAAGATCCGAAAGAGTCAGTTGATCAAGATCAGAAAGATCAGGATTCGAAGGATCAAGAGGATCAAGATCCGGAGGATCAAGCTGACGAGGAGCCGGTCAAGACTGACGCTGACGAGGAGGAAAAGTCCCTCAAGCGATCAGATCTCGACGCGATCGACGAGGCTCGAGCTTTTATCCGTTGGATCCGCAAGTCACCTTCAAGACCTTTCGAGTTCAAACATCTATCAGTGACTTACGCTGAGACGCTCAATAAGTTCGTAGAGATCAAAGACTACGACGGAGCTAGGTGGTATGCGGAGCGTTATCTCCAATGAGTTATGCGAACCGAGCTGACGGAGCTTTAGTTCGGACTTCCGCAAGGATCGCTGACGAGGTCAGAGTCGCTATCGCCGGATCAGTTGATCCTCAAGCGATCGCCGAAGCTTTTATCGACGCTTTCCCTCTTGGAACAAGCTTGACTACCGCTCAAGCGAGAGATTGGGCTTTACTACATATTCGAGTTGATGATCGGGCTCTTGGTCGAGCTCTTGATCGGATCTACTCAACCGGTTATATGTTAGGTCGAGACTTTGCTCGAGGAGCGGTCTATCAAGCTCGTAAGATCCGCAATAAAGCTCCGAACTCTTACGATCCGACTCAACCCGCCGATATCGATTGGGAGAAATGGAAGCCGGGTCATACTCCCGCTGAGCTCCTCGTAAGACCGCCGGGAGCGTTGAGAGATCTTTTGACGAGGACTAAAGTCAGAGCTCTCAGAGGGATCAGCAAGACGAGTCTCGATCGGATCGGAACTTTACTCTCTGACGCTCTTGCGACCGGTCAAACTGATCTTGCTCTCGCGAGATCTTTGATCGAGGCGGGGATCAAAGGGATCGTTCGAGACTCTCAAAGAGCTTTAGCGATCGCTACGACTGAGATGAACCGAGCTATGAGCGTCGCCACGATCGACGGCTACGAGGAGTTCGGCGTAGATCAAGTTGAGTGGTTTGCTCTTGAGGGTTGCGAGGACTGCGAGGCTAACGCGATCGCGGGTCCAAGATCTTTAGGCGACGAGTTTCCCTCCGGTGATACTGAGCCTCCCGCTCATACTAACTGCCGTTGCTCGATCCTCCCTTTCTTTGACGACTCAACTCCGGTCAGAGATCAGTCACAGATCGAGATCTACGAGTAAGCTGATAGATAGTATTCTTGATCACAGAAGGAGGTTGATCGCGGTATGATAGACGACTCTAATAAGTCAGCTGATCCGTCACTGATCAAGACCGGCGTTCCCGGTCCCCTCGAGGTCGAGAGAGCTCTCTCAAGACTGACGATCCTCCCTAACCCTAACCACCCTGAGTTAGATGATCCGGAAAAGTTTGTCGAGTCACCTTGGAGAACAGTCCCGGTCCCTACGACTGATCCGAATCATTGGGATAACGCGATCGTAAAGCTTTGGGATCTTGAGGATCTCTACGGAACTGATCTTTGGCTCAAGCGTAAAAATGTTGCTAAACATATTGAGGCGATGGGTCAAGCTCTCAAGCCTTTCCGTAAGTATCCTATGATTGCCGTTTGCGAGGGGAAACCGGTTATTATAGATGGACACCACCGGTTATTAGCGTCTTGGCTTTTAGGCGAGACTGAGACTCCGGCTTACACGATCGAGATTGGATAATCTTATGGCTCTTATTCACGCGAACATTACTGTTGGAACAACTCCGACTAAGATCGTTCAACTGCCGACCGGAGGAGCTCGAGGGATCGCTGTTCAGATTCAAAACTTAGATACTGTCGCCGTGTTCATTGGTGACGCGACGATCACAGCGACCGGAGCAACTCGAGGTCACTCGATCGCGGTCAATGCGACTCAGCAACTTTGGCTCAACGGAGGCGACTCCGTTTATGCGATCTCAGCGGCCGGCACCTCTGCCGGAGCGGTAGTAGTCACTTACTCGATCTAATCAACTATGACAACTTATCAAGCTCCGAAAGGCGTGAGAGAGTCAGCTCAGAGAGCTCTTGATTGGCTCAAAGAGGGATTAGCCGGATCCGGTTTCACTGATGTTGGTCGCCGTCGAGCGTCTCAACTCGCTAACGGATCTCCGGTCAGCGAGGAGACTATCGCTCGTATGAGATCTTACTTCGCTCGTCACGAAGTCGATCGCAAAGCTGAGGGTTTCAACTCCGGCGAAAAGGGTTACCCTTCGGCGGGCCGAGTCGCGTGGGAGGCGTGGGGAGGAGACGCGGGGAGATCTTGGGCTAACTCTTTTGCTGACTCAAACAGCGATAAGACTGCTACACTACAAATAGAAACTCAACTGATCAACTCGAGGACTAATATGACTGATCGCACCGCTCACGCTTACGCGGAGATTACTAAAGCTGATCGCAACGCTGACGGCACTTTGACTGTGTATGGTAAAGCGACTGACGACTCGATCGACATCGACCAACAGATCTGCGACGATACTTGGCTCAAGAGAGCTATGCCGGATTGGATGCTAAGCGGAGGTAATGTCCGAGAGCAACACTCAAACATCGCGGCCGGAGTTGCGACTGACTACGAGCTAAAAGACGATGGTCACTATATCACGGCTCTTGTTGTTGATCCGGTGAGCGTAAAGAAAGTTGAGACCGGAGTCCTCAAAGGTTTCTCAATCGGGATCAGATCTCCACGCGTGATCCGTGACGATAAAGCGGCCGGAGGTCGTATTATAGATGGGCAGATCGTAGAGGTCTCTCTCGTCGATAGACCGGCTAACCCTAATGCTAAACTGATGCTTGCTAAAGCAATCGAGAGCGGAGAACTAATGGCAGTAGAACAGATCAATATTCCTCTACCTAATGAGGTATTCAAGAACGCGGATCCGGTTGAGCCGGTCACTGAGGTTGTCGAGGAAGTCGTAGCTGACTCACCGGAGGCAGTTGATCCGGTTAGCGAGACTGAGGTCAGCTCAGAGACTCCGGAGGTCGTAGAAGGCGATGAAGTGATCGCTGATCAAGAGTCACTAAAGGCCGCTGATCTCCTCAACACCGCAAAGACTCTCCTAAAGTTTGATCAAGCGACTTTCGATCGTGCTCGTCAAGAGCTCGCAAACTTGATCATTGTTGAAGCTAAAGAGATGGCTGACGAGGGTCACAATGAGAAGGACTCAATCGAGCACCTACTCGACTCAGTCAAGCACCTTTTCCGTTGGTATGAGGGTGAAGTTGAAGCCGGCGAGGTTGAGAACCCGATCCAAGCTCGCGAGACTGAGGTCTCGGAGATCGCTGACGAGATCTTACTTTCCGTTGAGGCTGACGAGAAGTGCGACAAATGCGACTCTCTTATGAAAGAGTGTAAATGTGCTGATAAGTCAGCTACCATAGATTTCGACGACGCTCAGATCGAGTCAATCGTCGAGAAAGCCGTTTCACAGGCTAAGGAATCAGTGACAGAGGAGATCTCTCGACTCAAGTCAGCGTTAGAGGCTGAACGGATCGAGAAAGCTCAGATCGCAGAGGAGTTAGCGACGGCAAATAAGGCAGTAGCCGGCGGAGGTCCTAAGCGATCAGTCACCGGTCAAGCCGAATCCGTAACTAATGATCTGTTGGCAAAAGCCACAGAACTCCGCTTCAAAGCTTCACAGACTCAAGATCGAGTGCTCTCAAAGGGTTACTTGGCTTGGGCTGAGGATCTCGAAGCTCAATCAAAGAAAGTAGTCTAACTATGGCATTAGAATCGCCAAAGTCAGTTGATCTTTTCGGAGAGACCTCCGCAAAGAAGTCAGCTAAAGCTATGGAGACCTACCTCGACGCTCTGACTAAGTCACTCAGCAACGCAAGCACCACACCGGGCTTGTTCCCTACTGTTGATCCGGCCGCTCAGATCGAGGCTCTTGTAGCAAACAAGTCACTATCACCCGACGCAGTCGCTCAGCTGAACTCAGCTCTAGCGTCTCAGAGATTAGCTCAGGGCGATATCGTAAAGGACATCACACTAACAAGTCCTCTATCGACATCGTTCGCGGCCTTCGATCTTGAGGCTCCGTCAAAGCTCCTAACCCCTCGACCAACTCCTCTACGCAACAAACTTGCTCGTAAGAAGGGTGTC